CGCCGTTGACGCCTACCTGGCGACACAGCTGGGCACGCGGCTCCGCGAGGTGCAGGCGGCCGACGCGACGGCATTGGGCGGTTTGGCCTGGGCCATTTGGGAGAACGGACGATGACGCGAGTTCCACAGTTCTACGACTGGCCCCTGGATCCTGCCGAGATCCCGACCCCGGCCGAGCTGGAGAAAGTTTACAGCGACGGTTTTCCGGGCTGCCAACTGTCGGCCTGGTCGCAGGAGTCGCTGTTTGAAGACGGAATTCTGCAGACGTTCGCGCAGGCGTGCCCGCACTTGGCCGGGCTGCACAAGCGGAGCGATCGGCAGGTGGTGCCGCTCTTCTTAGCCCGTGAGCAATGCGATCCTGGAGCCTTTGGGCAGGAAGCCCAAACGACCGGGGATTGCGTGTCCCACGGAAGCCGCAACGCCCGGGATACGACCCGCTGCGTGGAGATCGTGATCAAGGGCGAAGCGGAAATCTACCACAAGCGTGGCGCGACGGAGCCGACCTACGGCTATCGGGGCCACGGAGGGCAAGGGATGGACCCCGCCCGCGCCACGCGTTTTGAGACGGAGTTCGGCTTCCTGTTCCGCCAGGCGTATCCGGAGGTGGGTCTCGACCTGAGCGTCTACAACTCGCGGATCGGCTCGGCCTGGGGACGCGGCGGGCCGCCGGAAAAGGTCCGCCAGAAGTGCCAGGAGCATCGGGTGGGCAAGTGGATCGCTCCGGAGACGGGCGACGAGGCGCTGGACCTGCTGGCGGCGGGCTACGCCTGCCACAGCGGGCAGAACGTCGGCTTCTCCAGCACGCCGAACGGTTCGGGCGTTCACCCGGTGCGCGGCCGCTGGGCACATGACATGGCCACCGTGGGCTACGACACCAGCCGCGAGGCCTGGTCCGTGGACGTGGTTTTCGTCCAGAACTCCTGGGGTGATTTCAATACGCAGCCGGTCAACTGGCCGGACAAGTGGCCGAAGATGCCCGGCCTGATCACGGTTCGGTTGGAGGATTGGGTCAATCGGATAGTGGAAGCCGGGAGCATGTTTTTCTACGCCGACGTCGTTGGCGTACCTGCCAAAGAGCTGCCTGATTGGGGCTCGCACACTTACCTGTGAGGAGATTTGCGATGGGGTTGATTCGAGATTTGCGGAAGGCCAGGTCGGAAGCGACGGCGGCGGTGAAGGCGTGGAAGGTTGGCAATCCACGGCGGGACGGCGAGAGGCTTGCCGAGTATCGGCGCCGGTGTCGGAATGCGATGGAGGGGCACTTCAGCGAGAAGTACGGCAGCACGGACTGGTCGGATTGGCTGAAGGTCATCTTGGAAGTCCTGAAGATGATCATCCCGCTGTTGATCGTCTGCCTGTTGTTCGCCTTGATGCTGGCCCTGCCGACGACCAGCCAGGCGGCGGACCTGCAGTGGTCCACGCTGGCCGACGCGGCGGTCGTCGCCCCCGCTGTGGCGACGCAATGTGCGACCGTTCAGTGTGCCGTACCGCAATACGCCGCGGTTGTGCCCGCGGCCGACGCTGGCCTGGTCCGCGGTCAGCCGATCCGAAACGTGGGACGGGTGGTAATCGCTGCCAAGCCCGTGCGTCGGCTCGGGGCGGCGATTGTCAGAACGCAGCCGCTGCGGAGAACGGTACGTGCGGTGGCGGCGGTCCGTCCGATCCGGCGTGTGGGTAAAGCCGTCGGTGTCTTGGTTCGGGCTCGGCCGCTGGCCCGGCTCGTGAGTTGCCGGCGGTGAGCATTTTGGTCTGGCGGTCGGTCTGGTCTTTCGGGGACGCGCGTAGAAGGTAGGCACCATGCCCGTGGATGGTTTCAGCGATTGGCTGGCTTTCATCTCGAACTTCGGGATCGGTGGAGTGCTGGTGTGGTACTTGTACTACACCACCAGCGTGCTTGCGCCCCGGACGCACGATGCTCATCAGGCTGCGATCCGCGAGATCGTAGCCGAATTCCGCTCGGACCTGAAGGAAGAGCGGACCCTGAGAATGAAGATGCATGACGACCTGATGGAGATGCATCAGGATCTGCGGGCGCTGCTGGCGAGACTCGGTGCGCGTCCGTGTTTGCTGGACGAGCAAAACCAATAGTAGTCATCCGGATTCTTGATGGGGAGGTGTTTCATGAGCATTGCGACTTTAGAGAAAACGATTCTTGCAGAGGCCAAGGCGCGTTTCCAAAACCGGAAGCTGCGGATAGAGGATCTGATGGAGTGGTCAACGGCAGAGATCGAGCCGCAGGAGGGTGAGGTCGTGGCATTCCTGAGCGGGATGGGCGTGTGGGTGGCAATCCGCGCAGAGTTGGACCGTTCCGTGTCGGTTCCAGGGTAACGACGGAGTGATGCCATGCGCGGTTTCGGAATCCACCCCCGGTGTCAGGACGGCGACGAGCTGCGGTTCGCCGTCACGATGCCGAACGGGCTCTGCCTGCCGTTGCGGTTGCTGACGCAACAAGAGGCCGAGACGCTGGCCCGCACGTTAAACGAGTACTTGGACGAGGACGAGAAAGACTGACCCATGCCGCAGGCGGACATCCTACAACTGGCCGACGCCCTTGTGGCGGACCTGAACGCGCACAGCTTCAGCCAAACGTTCGTCGCCGTGCGGGGCTACCTGCCGACCTTCGAGTTGCCAGACATGAACTTGCTGCGGGTCACCGTCGTGGCGAGCAAGGACGATGGCAAGCTGGACACCCGGAATGCGTCGGCGCACGAGTTCGCCATCGACATCGGCGTCCAGAAGAAGCCGTCCACGATCGAGAACACCGACCTTGATCCGCTGATGCACCTGGTCCAGGAGATCGCGGACTACTTCCTGTTCGGCAAACGGCCGGGCGGGGCCACGCTGGTCAATCCGCAGGTACGGATTCTGTACCTGCAGGACCACCTGCACAAGTTTCATCAGTTCACTGCGGTCGTAACGCTCACGTTCAAGGGCTGGAGACAGGCCGCGTAAGCCAGAAGGAGTAAGACGCCATGACTCTCGTAGAAGCTCCCGTCGTGGGCAAAGACTGCAAGCTGTACTACAACAGCGGCACCCATGCCACGCCGACGTGGAACGAAATCACCAAGGCCATCAATGTCTCGGCCAACCTGGGCAAGGGCGAGGCCGACGTGTCCTCTCGTGAGACCAGTTGGAAGCTGTCCAAAGGTGCCCTCAAGGAACTGGAAATCAGCTTCACGTATCGCCACAAGGCAGGCACCGATACGGTGTTTGACGTGTTGCTGGCAGCCTACTTGGCCGACACGGCGATCGAGTTCGCGGTGATGGACGCTGCGATCACCGAAGCCGGTGCCCAGGGACCGCGCGCCTTCTGCGAAATCTTCTCGATGAACGAGACGCAGGAGCTGGAGAACGCGGTCGAGTACGAGTTCACGCTGAAGCCGACTTATGCGGCTGAGTCTGGCGAAATGGTGGAGCCCGATTGGTACGAAGTGGCCGGCGCCAGTTCGTCCAGCAGCGCGTGAGGTGACCTATGACGATCGACGACAGACAGCGATTGGACGCCCTGATCCAAGGGGCGTTCGCCGCTAACGAGCGTGGCAACGTGGCGATCAAGGTGTCGGACCTGCGGTGGCTGACGTGCCAGGTTGACAACCTCGCATGGGAGTTGCAGGCGGCACAACAGAAGCTGCAGTTAGCGGTGCAGCCTGTCGCCCCGCCGGCCGCGGTGATGGTCACCCCGCCGGCCGCTGAAACCGTTGTGGAACCGTTCGAGGCCGACGAGGCTGATGATTTCGAGGATCTGGAATGAGCGAAGGCAAGAGCAATCCTGCGGCGTGGATCGACTCGCTTGGTCGGGTGTGGTCCACGGCCATCAGTTTGAACACGATCAAGCGGGTCCGGGAGTTGGTCAACGTCAACCTGCTGGAGGTCTTCGACGGCCAGCTTTTAAATCGGCTCTCGGGCGATCCCGAATTGCTCGTCAACACCCTCTACGCCGTGTGCAAGCCGCAGGCGGATGAGCGGGGTATGTCGGATGAGGCGTTCGGGGAACTACTGGTGGGCGACGCAATCGAGGAAGCGACGACGGCCCTGGTGCAGGGGCTCATCAGTTTTTTCCCGAAGGACCGCCGCGAAGTCCTGCGTCGGATCTGGACCAAGACGGGCAAGCTGACGGCGGAATCAATGGCCCTGATAACGGCCAAGCTGGACTCGGCGAACATCGACGAGACGATCAAGGCGATGCTGGCCAGGGCGAGCGAGGAGATCGACCGCGAGCTGCTGAGCTTTCGCAACGCATCTGGGAACTGGCGGGCATCGTCGGAGTAGATCCAGGCCCCCTGACGCTGCGGGAGCTGGTCTGGATGTACACGGGCCGGAGGCGAGAGCAGTGGATGCACACGGCTCACAGCATGGCCCTGCTGGCGAATTGCAACCGCGATGCCAAGCGGATGCGGCGGCCGTTCGACGTGGCCGACTTCCTGCCTGCCGATCTGAAGGTCACCGTGCGCCGATCGTCCGGCATGAGGTTGACGACGAGCAACCTAAGACTGTTGCGGCCGGCATGGGAAAAGATGGCGAAGAACATGAGGCATTGAGCGATGGCGGCACAGTTTCAAATGACCATGCGGATGACGCATCTCTTCCTGGACCGGCAGGAAGTCGCCAAGGCCATCGACAAGGCTAATCTGCGGGCCATGTCGAAAGCTGGTGCGTTCATCCGCCGACGCGCCCGGTCCAGCCTGCGACGCCGCAAACGGCCCTCGATGCCTGGCCAACCGCCCAGCGTTCACAGCCGCAGCAGCACGGCCACGCTCAAGAACATCCTGTTCGCATACGACCCTGGCAACCAGACGCTGGTCGTAGGTCCGGTGCGACTGGACCGGAACAGTCCTCTCGGTCCCCAGTTGGGCAGTGCGACCGTGCCGCAGGTCATGGAATTTGGCGACACGCTGAAGATCACCGAAGTCCGGGTCGGCAACCGTTGGCGTTCGGGCGTCCGGCGTGTGCGTCCTGGCCAGCCGCGTCGGGTTCGAGCGGCCAATTACGCGCCGCGCCCCTTCATGGGGCCGGCCTTGGAGCAGGAAGCGGCTGCGGGCACGATTCCCACCGCCTGGTCGGGCAGCGTGAAGGGGTAAAGCATGGCAGGGGGTCGCGAAGTTCGAGCCGGCAAAGCCTACGTCGAGATCGCTCTCCGCGATCGTGTCCAGGCAGGTCTGGCACGCATTGCATCGCGTCTGCGGGGCTTTGCCGCGGGCGTGGGCGCGATCGGACGCCCGCTCGCCGCTTTGGGTGTCGGCCTCGGGGCCCCGCTGGCGTTTGCGACAAAGATCTTCGCCGGCTTCGACGATCAGATTCGTCAAGTGAAAGCCGTTACCGGGGCGACCGACGAGCAGTTTGCTATGCTGCGGGCGACGGCCCAGGAACTGGGACGCACAACCAGTTTCACCTCGGCCCAGGTCGCGTCGCTGATGACGGAACTGGGGCGGGCCGGTTTCTCGCCGGATCAGGTCAACGAAATGACCGGCGCCGTTCTGGACCTGTCGCGGGCAACTAGCACCGACGCCACCCTGGCCTCCGGCATCATGGCGGCAGCGATCCGTCAATTTTCACTGGAGGCGGGCGACGCGGCCCGTGTGGCCGACGCCCTCACGGTAGCGGCGAACAAGAGTTTCAACACGGTTGAGTCGCTGGGCGAGTCGCTCCAGTACGCCGGTCCGGTCGCCAGTGACTTCAATATGTCCATCGAGGATACGCTGGCCCTGCTGGGCACGCTGGGCAACGTCGGCATCCAGGGCAGCAACGCCGGCACGGCATTGCGACGAATGCTGACGATCACGGGGGCCGAAGCACAGAAGCTGCAGGGCATTTTCGGCGTCAGCTTTGTAAACGCCGCGGGCAACGCTCGGCCCCTGGTCGATGTGCTCGGCGAAGTGAACGAGGCGACGGCCAATCTGGGGACCGCCGCTCGGGCGCAGAAGTTCAACGAAGCGTTTGGACTGCTGGGCATCACCGGGGCCTCGGCGATTAGCAAGAACGTCGTGAACGTGCGCGAACTGCAAGACGCCCTGGCCAACGCCAACGGCGTGGCGGCACGCACGCACAAAGACATGGAATCCGGGCTGGGCGGCACGTTCCGCCGGATACTCTCCGCAGCGGAGGGCGTGGCGATCGCCATCGGGGATGCACTGGCACCGGCGCTGCAGGCCCTGGAACCGATCGTCAACGGCGTCATCGGCAGCATCACGAAGTGGATCGGCGAGCACAAGATGTTGATTGCCAGTTTCGCGGCTGGAGTGGCGGCGATCCTCGGCATCGGCGGCCTGCTAATAGTGATCGCGAAGGCGGCGAGTCTGGCGGCCGTGGCGTTCAGTGCTGCCGCTGCGCTGTGGAGCGGCGTAACGGGCGTGCTGGCGGCTGTCGGGGCGGCGATCGGCGTAGTATTGTCTCCGATCGGTTTGCTGGTCACAGGCGTGCTGGCCGCGGCCGGGGCTTGGCTGTATTTCAGCGGCGTGGGCGGGGAAGCGATCCGCTGGCTGCAGGCACGATTCGCCGAACTGAAAGCGTTTGTTAGCCGGGTGGCAGGCGGCATGTACGAGGCGCTACAGGCCGGCAATCTGCGGGGCGCCGCCGACATTCTGTGGTCTGCCCTGAAGGTCGCCTTCAACCGCGGCGTCGAGGCATTGGGGGCCATCTGGCAGCGGTTGACCGGCTTGCTGCAGCCCGCGTGGGCCAAGCTGAAGGCGGGGGCTACGGACGTCTGGGAGCGGATCACAACCGCGGCTGGGACCGCGGCCGCGTGGGTGGCCAACGTGTGGGCGCAGTTGCCTACCTGGATCACGGGGCCCTTGGGCCAGGTCGGAACGGCGCTGGGTAGCCTGGGGTCTTATCTGGGTTCGGTCTTCGGGGATCTGTTCGGCCAACTGGGCGGTATCTTCAGCACGACGTTCAGCGGCCTGTGGGACGCCGTTTCCGGCGGCGACTGGGAGGCGGCGGGCCAAATCATCATGTCGGGCCTGGAGGCGGCCTGGCTCACGGGCGTGGCCAAGCTGACGGAGATCTGGCAGGGGATGAAGGCGGCCATGATCGAGACGTTCGCCGGCGTGGTCATCGCCGTCCACAAGATGTGGTCCGGGATGGTCGAGGGCCTGTCCAAGAAGTTATTGGATCTGGCGGCCCAGGACGGTGTAGCCGGTGCCGTAGCCCGGAAGCTAATCGGCGTGGACATGCGGGCCGAAAATGCCAAGGCAAAGCAACTGGAGTCGCAGCGGCGGGAAGTCGTCAAGCGAAATCTCGAAGGGACCGTCGGCCAGTGGCAGCAGGAACTGACCGTGGCCACCGAGTCGGGCGACACCGCCAAGGTCGAGCGTCTGACGGCCGCCATTGCCCAGGCGCAGAAGGAACTGGCCGGTCTGTCGGGGCCGTTGGGCTCCGCGACCGAGGATGCCAAGCAGATCGTAGCGGACGCCACACGCGACGCCCAGGACGCCGTAGGGGCCTATTGGGGCGGGGTCGCGGGAAATGAGGCTGCGGACGCGGCCGTAGAGAACGCACGTCGGGCCGCAGACGACGCCCGCAAGCGGCTCGAACAAACGGCCGGACTGCCGGACCAACCAGGTGCCGAAGGGGCCGGCG